TGAACTACCACGACCGCGACGCCGCCTACAGGGCGCATCCCGGCTTGAATCAGTCGGCACTCAAGCCGCTGAAACTGTCACCGCAGCACGCCAAGTACGCCGCGGAGGCACCGCGCAAGCAAAGCCCCGCGATGGCGCTGGGCATCCTGACTGAGCGCCTGATTGCGTGCCCTGACGACCTGCGGATGGCAGTCAAGCAAGACGGTCGCACGACGGCTGGCAAGTACGAGAACGCAGCCAATGAGTCCGCAGGCAATACGCTGATCGGGCAGGACGAATGGGACAAGGCGTTTGCAATGTCCGACGCACTGCGTCAAGACCCGCAGGCTGCGTCATTGCTTGCCGGCTGCGAGTTCGGCCAGCCGTGCTACTGGTCACAGGACGGTCAGGCTCGCAAGGCGCTGTTTGACGCGGTGGACACTGGTCGCCACCTGGTTGTGGACATCAAGACCACGAGCGACGCACTGACCCCCAAAGACATTGCAGGCGCCGTCGCCAAGTGGGGCTATGACCTGCAAGCCGCGTGGTACAGCCAGGCCTACGAGGCAACGCACGGCGTCAAGCCGGACTTCTGGTTCATCTTTGTGGAGAGCAGCGCACCGCACGCCGTTGTGTGCGTCCAGCTCGACGACGCATGGCTGGCAGAAGCCGCGCAAGAAGCCGAGTTGCTGGCAGAAGTCTGGCAAGCCTGCACCGATGCCGGCGTGTGGCCGGGACCGGGCAGCATGACGGTGAACGGTGAGCGCCGTTGGCCAGCGAAGTTGGACCGCCCGCAGTGGGCACCCCGTTATCAGTTGGAGGTGTAGTATGGAAATGCAGACCCAAGTCCAGCCGCAAGCGCGGCAAGTTGTGAAGTCAGTACGCCAGCAAGTGCAAGACGCCTTTGGCAGCGTGGAAATGCAAGCCGCCTTGTCGGTTGTCCCGCCGTGGATCGACCGGCAGGAGTTTGCCGCGCAAGCCGCTGCCGATGCCGCTGACCCGGCGCTGGCCAGTGTACCGTTGCCTGAGCTGGTCCGCGGCTACCTGACGATTGCTCGGATGGGCATGATGCCGGGACCGTGCAAGCACGTCGCCCGCGTTCCCCGTGGCCAGACTTTGGACGTGCAAGCGCAATGGCAAGGCGTGCAATACGTTCTGCGGCAAGGCGGCTGGGCAGTGTCGGCTCACATCGTCTTGCACGATGACCGGCTGGAACTGGCGACCGTTGGCCCTGACGAGTTCGACGTGTTGCGTCACGACTACGCTGACCCGTTTGCCCGCGTGGTCACAAAGGCCAACTTGCGCGGCGCGTATGCCAAGGGCACAAACCTGCGGACAGGTGAGACCATCTACCGCATGGTCCCGCTGGAGCGTATCGAGCGGGCAAACAAGGCGGCCAAGACGCAAAGCATCTGGAACAGCGACTTTGCCGCGATGGTCAGCAAGACCGTGTTTCACCAAGCAGCCTCGCGCCGCTGGTTCCCGCTGGCTGCCGACGTGCAAGCCGCGCTGGCCATGGCTGAGGACTTGGACTTCGACCCGACGCCCAAGGAACGCAAGCCGTTGAGCATCGGCGTTGCTGCCGCGCCGCTGCGTTTGGTGCAGGAAGTCCAGCCGGAGCCGGAGCAGTTGGTTTTGACCGCTGACCAGGGCGACGAGGTGCAGCCGTGAAGCCGTTAGCCAAAGCATGGTGGGCGCAGCCGAGTCACGCGGTCACGTTTCACGCTTTTGTGCAGCAATCGACAGTTGACAACTGGACGACCTGGCGCGGCCTATGCCGTAGCGCAAAGTGCGACACATTCAGCGGACCAAGAGACACCTACGCGGAATCGCAGGGCCGCACTTGTCCGGCTTGCAAGAAGGCTGCCGCTGAACTGGCAGCAAAGGCAGGCGAGCAATGAAGATCCTTGGAATTGACCCCGGCGCCACAATCGGGTTGTGCGTCTATGACACCGAGACGCGGCGGGCGGTGTGTTCCGAGCAGTACACTGACCTGATACGGGCGATGAGCCAAGTGGCGTACCTTGACGACGTGCATAACGTGGACGCAATCGGGATCGAGCGAGCCCGCATCTACGGGGCTGGCGGGGCAAGCGTTGCCAACACGATTGAGCAGGTGGGATGGCTGCTGGCAAGCCTCGGGGCAAGTCTGCCCGACAGCAGCGCGGCAATCGTCCATTGCGGCGGCGACGTGCATACGCTGGAACGCCGCGCCGTAGTGTCCGCGCTGACAGCCGCCGTAGGTCAGTCGGTCACGGGCGACGCAGGCGTCTGGCAAGCCCTGTGCACGCTGCATCCCGGCGCAGCACAGCGACCCGTGGCTGCAAAGCCTGCGACGCGCACAAAGCCCGCCGTGGACGCTGTAGAGGCTGGTCCGCTGTTTGGGGTAAGCAGCCATGCCCGCGCCGCGTTGGCCGTGGCTTGGACGTTGGGGCAACACCTGGGCAAGTAGGCAACTCCCGCAACAGCCAAGCGCAGGTGCAACTCCTGCGGCGGGACCAATACGGTGACAGCACCGAGAAGGTGGGAGACATGCGAAAGACAGTCGAAACAATTGGGCGCGACACCGCGGACGTGGGCTGGCGGAAGGTCTGGCGCTGGCACAAGTGGACGCCGCCACAACAGCCGCAAGGGGCTTGGGTGAAGCAATGCAAGAAGTGAAACCGGAAGGCGGCAAGACGTTGTGCCAAGACTGCCCGCATTGGGTGGCGCTGTTCGATGACCCTGACCTCGACGAATACGGCCAATGCCGACACGCATCGGCCCCGTGGCATACACTGGAACGCATTGCCGAACATGGGTTTTGGGCCAACGTCACGACCCGCGAAGAAACCTGCCTCCTACCCGCGGAAGGTGAGCCATGAGCGACAACAAAGAGGCACCATACATCGACTTGGCAGCCATCAACACCTTTGGCATCGACGCCCAAACCGACAAGACCCTAGAGGAGCTAGGCGAGTTGGCGACGGCGCTGATTCAGTACCGCTACGGCAGGATCACCATCGACGACCTACGCAGCGAGATTGCAGACGTGCTGATTACGGTCGGACAACTGCGGCTGCACTACGGCGCTACGGCTGTGGATGACATTCGGGATGTCAAGTTGGCGCGGTTGAAGCGGCTGGTTGCTGACCAGGTTGCAGCCAAGCCTGAGCCAAAGCCGGTCAAGCCCATGCTGCGGTGGGAAGCCGGCAAGGGCGATGAGCTGATCTTGTATCGGTGGTCACGGCAGATCGGGTCAGTCACGCGCAGCCCGTACTACGCAGATCAATGGGTCGCGTTTGCCGACAGCAATCTGGCGACAACGCACGCGCACAAAGAGACGGCAATCAACATCGTCTGTATGGAACTGGGCTTGAGCGTCTGCGAGGTGCCATTGTGGAAGCCATAGACCTCCGCCTTGGCAGGTATCAGGACGTGCTGCGGGACGTGGTGTGTCAGGCATTGATCACGGATTGCCCGTACAGTTTGCGGACGCATGACGGGCACCAGTCCGGCATGGAGGCGGTTGATCTCAAGTCGCTGGCAGCCTACCGCGCCGCAAATGGCGGTGTTGGTGCGTACAATCCGCGTCGCCAACTTGGCTACACCGGCTGGGGCCAAGAAGACGTGGCAGAGTTTTGCGACTTTTGGGCGCCAAGGTGCAGTGGCTGGATTGTGACCGTGACTGACCATGTGTTGGCGCGGGTTTGGGAGGCGGAACTTGAACGCACCGGGCGCTACGTCTTTGCGCCGCTGCCGTATGTCGCCGTAGGCAGTCGCGTCCGGCTGGCTGGCGACGGTCCCAGCAACTGGACTTGTCAGGTGGTAGTGGCACGACCCAAGACGCGGGAGTTTCAACGCTGGGGCACGCTGGACGGCGCCTACATTCTGCCACCCGGTTACGCCGAACGCGGGCTTGTGACGGGCAGTAAACCCTCGTGGCTCATGCGAGCCCTGATCCGCGACTACAGCCGACCGGGGGATCTAGTCTGCGACCCGTGCGCCGGAGGGGCGACAACCCTGCTGGCAGCCGCTCAGACGGGCAGGCGGGGCGTCGGCGCGGAAACTGACCCGCTGACCTACGCCAAAGCCGCCAAGCGCCTGCGGGATACGCCTGTAGCAGTGGATTGGCTGGACACTGCACCGAAGCGCGAGCAAGGAGGCTTGTGGTGAAAGGCAACCGATGGATCTATGACAAGGGCAGCCGCAGCAAGACCTTGCGCGACCAGCACAACCAGACGGTGGCGACGGTGTGGGATGACCACACGGCGGCAATCGGCGGGGTTGTCAGTTGGCACAAGAACGATGCGGCGGCGATGGCTTACTGCGTCGCGATGGTGCAAGCCGCTGGGCACAAGGTCCAGTCTTTGGCTACTTGACGGCTACGCTTGTTGGCGGTAAGGTTTGCAAAGGAGTACACCGTGTTTCATCAAGACCTAAAGACCTATCGCCAGAGCCGGGGCTTGACCCAAAAGCAAGCCGGGGAGCTTGTCGGCGTCACTGATGCCGCATGGTCGCGGTGGGAGTCTGGCAAGCGGTTGATGCCCTTGCAGTTGATGCGGCAGTTGGACGGTCACGAGCCGCTGGTCTTGCCGTGGCACGCTGCACATGCACGACTGGCGACCAAGCGCCAACAGGTCAGCCGCAGCCGCAAACCAGGTGGCCCTTGTCCGCTGGCGATGCACCTGCACCTAGACCGGCTGGGCTGGACCACAACCCGGCTTGCCGCAGAGTCAGGCGTGCCGGTAGGCGTGCTGCGTCGCTGGCTGGCGGGCAAGACGCAGCCAATCGCCGCGTATTGGGAGGCGCTGGGCAAGGTGTGCCCGTCGTGCCTGACTAACCCGCATCCGATGGGCAGGGCGCTTGTCGCTAGGTGGCGGGCAGAAGCAAGTGAACCGCTGGCTGTTTGGCTGGCTGAGGTGTGCGATGCTTGACCTAGCCATAGACGCAATCATCACGCTTGTAGCCGTCGCCGTAGTGGCGCTGGCGTTTGGGTTCTGGTTTGCTGAGAGGTGCCGTCGTGCGTGACTTGGCCGAAGTGCGGCGGTTTTGGCCAAGGGCGACACAACAAGGGCTGCGGCGGTGGGTTCCGCTGTCTGGCGGGACCGGGCTTGAAATCGTGTTTCGGCGCGGGTCAGACACATGGAGCGTCAAGGACTGGCGGCATGGCAGGGTCAAAACCCGCAACGGTGACACCATCGCCGCCGCAATGGCTGCGGCTGGGTTTGGGGTGCGTGAGCCTGACGAATACGCACGGAATCGACAGCATAAAAGCCGTTGGGTCACAGAGTTTCAGCGCGGGGAGGGCGGTCTGTTCAGCATGACGCCGTTGCAATCCCGCCAACGTCCGCGCAAGGGCGTGAGGCTGGGCAAGCGGGGTAGGCGGTTGGCGCTTGCTGCTTCGATGGGTGAGGCGCTGGAACTGGTCCGGCAGAAGCGGCTTGACCGCAGGGAGGTTGGGGGATGAGCGGACAAGACATGATACGGCAACTGACGGCGGATCTGGCTGCTGCCAACGAACGGGCCAAAGCCGCAGAGGCCGAGGTCGCCGGCTGGCGTCGGGCTGTTAGGTGGCACGCCATAAAAGACGGCAGGTGGGAGCTTCGGCTATGTGGTATCGGGCCCTACAGCTTTGAGTTGGCAGTTGTTTGGCAATACGGAGACGGTTGGATCATGAATGTGCCTGGATTCTACAAGCAGGGCAGGCAGCCCGATCTTACCGCCGCCTGCGCTAAGGTCTGCGAGCTACTCGGTATCCCGGTGGTTTTGCCGGTTGGGGGTGAGTGATGAAAGACGCAGTTATCATCGCTCTGCTGCTGGCGCTTATCGGATCTTGCGTGGTCAGGGACGCTGGCAGAATGGCCGATTGCCACAAGTCGACCTGTCCAGAAGGAACGTCGCCCGTTTTCCTAAACCGTGGCAACATCTGCATGTGCGTGGTCAAGCCAGCCGGGTATGACAAATGATCCTCTGGCTGCTACTGCTATCCCCGCCGCAACCGCTGCTTGTCAGTGTCGCCCGCGTAGAGTCCCGGCACGTCTGGACGGCAAAGGCGGGGAGCCACCGAGGGCCGTACCAGGTATCTAGCAGGTTCTCCCGCCTACCTTGGTGGGCGCTGCATGTGGAGCCCGTCGCACGGTTTGAGGCGTGGCGACACCTGACCTACTGGCATCGGCAGTCTGGTAGCTGGTGTGGAGCGCTGCGGGGCTACCGCTACGGCTGGGCTGGTGTTCGGGGTGACAAGGGGCAGGCATACGCCGCTGCTGTGTCTAGCGGGTGCGGGAGGTTGTGATGTCGGTGGTCGTAGCCCTACGAGGCCGAACAATCCGCAAGGCCACAATCCGCTGGACATCGCGCTCCAAGGACTACGAGAAAGCCGGTGTCGACCGCATACTTGACCCGTGGCTGTACTGCAGGGCAAGCGGCTGCATTGTGGGCAGAGCGTCCGCAGTCTTGTTCAGCGGCAAGTATTGCGAGTTGGTCGAGCCTGTCTGGATGAGCGTCACGGTCAAGTGCCACATTCCGTTTGACCACGGCAACCGGCTGCTACGAGAGGAGCCTGCTGGCTTGCGGGAACTGGGTCCGGTGCGGGCGTTCTTGGCAGGCGGCAACCGCGACACTTGGCCGTGCTGGTGGCGCAAAGGTCAAGCGCCAGATGACGTGGTAGAGGCTGCGGCAAGGGGCAATGCGTTTGGCAAGGTCCACTCTCAGTCGTCGCGCCGCGGCTTCTTGGACACGCGGTATTGACGGTCCTCTATCTCCCCGGCCTTCTGCCTGAAATAGACCGCTAGGATGCCCATAGCGACCTCGCTGACGGCAAGTAGGGCCTCGGTGACCGTGCTTGGTTCTACGCCAGCCCTGCGGGCAATACGTTCGCCTACAACGGTGGCTACCAGTACGGCGACCGTGCGATTGGTACGGCTCTTGGTGATTGCCTTGACGCTCATTGGCACTCCTTGTTGGGCAACGGGCGGTCGCTGTCGCACAGCAGCTTGTCTGGCTTGTTGGGGCACTGCAGCGCCTTGAAGTACCGCCGCGGCACGTCCGGTTCGTCCTTGCCGTAGTAGGTCACGCAGCCGTTCTTGCGCCAAGTCGCACTGCAGCCGGCGCTCCAAAAGCCCGTGGACAGCACAAAGGCCACGTCCAGCAGCAGCGTGCCAGCGGCAGCTACGGCAGCACGAGCGACTCTCATTCCCAGCCCATCTGGTTGTAGCGGCAGATGACCTGGTTGCGGTGAGTTCGCAGCGGCGACCCTTCCTTGCCGTAGTCAAAGAACACGGGGATGGGGCGCATCTTGATGCCGTTCTGCGTGCTGCTGCAGTCCACAAGCAACCGCTTGCCAGCGTCGACCACGACAGCAACGTGTCCCTCATGCAGCTTCTTGCCGTTGCGGTAGCCATCGGGGTAGACCACGATGTCGCCGGGCTGCATTTCTTCGACGGGGATCTGTTTGAAGATGCGCTTGGCGGTGCCGGTCTTGGACAGCTTGCCAACTGCGTCTGACCAGATGCTGTCGGTCGACAGCCACCACTTGCCAAAGTCTGGCTGGGGACGGCGGGACCGACGCAGGCACCAAGCGACAAAACCGGAGCAGTCGCAGCCCTGTTTGATTTGGCCGTCCTTGGTCTTGTACGGTTCAGACGGCAGGTTGCCAATCGCCGTCAAGCCGCCCTTGCCAAGTTTGTAGACGATGCCCTTGCCGACAGCGGACAAGGCGCGGGAAACAATGGTTGCTCCGTCCATGGTTTACCAACTTGTGCGAATGATGCCAAAGCCTTGCGCCTTGGACAGTGTGTGGCAGCAACGGGCGACCTTGATTTCCAGCCCGTCATGCTTGAGGCGAATGTCTTTGACATCGGCTTCCAGCCTGGCGTGCTGCACGGTCACGTTGTCGAGCTTGGACCGGATTGTCTCGGCCTCTACGCCCAACTTCCATGCCAGCCCAAAGGAACTGAAACAGACCGGCAGTGATGTGCTGAGAATAAGCCCGACCAGTTTGATAGTCGGGTTGGTATCCCACGCGGATAGTTTGGCTTCCAGCCTGGTCATGGCGAGTCTCCTACTCAAAATGCCAGTACAGGTGCCATTCGACGGTTTGACCAAGCACGCCGGTGATGACGGCTTCCAACTCGCCCGCGCCGTCGTCTTGAATGACTAGTGTGGCGGTAGACAAAGCCGCGGTAGCGCGAGGGGCGCCAATAGCCGGGTTGTTGATGCTGATCATGGTGCCAGCATCGTTGAGCCAGAGTTGGTTCTGGTTCCAGCCGGCAGCGTCAGACCCGTCGTGACCGTCAACCGTCAGGCGCAGCCACTCTGTCTCGCCAACGGCAAAGGTGCCAAGCGGGACGGTCAGCGTCGCGGCGTCGATTGTCTCACCGGTGAACGAATAGGACTGCGGCAAGGCATTGAGCTTGGCAATTTGCCCAGGTGTCAGTGTCAGAATAGGTGTTGGCACGGCGACTCCTAGCGGAAAGCGCTGTCAGCTTCGACCAGCACGTTGACGGTGGTGCCGGCAATGGTCTTGAACCAGATGCGCGGGTAGGTCTGGCCACCGGTCATCTCGCGACGGATGGCCGAGATGGTGTCCGACTTCAAGGTGCCGACGGTGTTGGTGCCGTCGAGGCTGTACTCGATGTGCGCCAGCGAGTCGCCTTGCAGGACAATGGCGACTTCAGACGGGCGGAACGTGCCCATGTCGACTTGCGCGGTACCGGGGTACACAGCGTCAGCCGACACGTCAATGATGCCGCTGGTGTACCATGTCGTCGTGAAGTTGCCGGCCATTACGCCTCCTTGTCCTTGGGCTTGCGGGAGGCGGTCTTGGCTTCAAGCGCGGCTTCAAGCGCCTTGATGCGGACAAACGCCTTGTCCAGTTCGGTCAGCAAAAAGCCAAACTCGTGAGCGCCGCTCTTGAGCGGAAAGGACGACTGCTTGCACCGCTTGATGTACTGCGACAGACCGAGGCTGGTTGCCTCATAGCGGTCGGTCTGCGGTTCCGGTTCGGCTTCCCGAGGGTGCGTCGGTGTCGTTGCGCTCATTGAGGTGCTCCTGTGCAAGTTCGTCGATTGATGCTCTGATGGCGTCAATCACCGCTCTGAGCTTACCATTGTCCACCTCTTGGGACAATACGTCGACGGGCGACTCGCCAATGGCCCGTGCTTGCAGGGCTTGCTTGCGCCTTTGCTCAACAAGTTGGCGGGCTTCTGCCACTTGGCGCGGGTCTGCGTTTCCGTAGGCAAGGGCCGCGGACAGTTCGATTTGCTTGAGCTTGGACTGTGCATTGATGGCTGCTTCGGACAGCATCTTGCCGCGGACTTCTGGTGGTAGGTCCAGCGGGACGCCTGCTCTGTACTGCGCCGCCCGCATACCAGACTCGCGCATCTTGGCGCTGACCTTGCGGTGCAGGGCTTCGGCCAGTGCAACCTGGTCCACAGTCTGCATACCCAGCGGAGCCAGCACATACTTGGACACGTCGATGATGTTGGCTTGCTTGCCGGTGCTGCTGACAGGCACGCCTTGCCCGGTTGCGAGGCTCTTGGCTACCTTGGCGGTCTGGCCAACGCCTGACCACAGGTACTGCGGCATCATGGCAGCAGTCAGCAAGCGGACGCCCGTGATAAGGCGGCGGGGCACGCTTGGGTCGCCTTCCATGGCGGCTGGCCTGCCCGTAATGGGGTTGACCATCTGCGGGTCCAGCAGGGTGGCTGTGATTTCAGCAAACGGGTTGTGCTGCACTAAAGACGCAGTGCCGGACAGCGACGGGTCGAGGTTGGACAGGAAGCTGTTGTACCCGCCCACGTCCTTGAGGCTTGTAGTCAGGAACGTCGCCCGTCGTGCAATGTTGTCAGCCAGCCGTGGCGAGAATGTCCGCACCACGTCGGCCACGTCCTCTGCACTGCCAAGCCCCACGTCGGGAGCGCTGTTGCGCTGCAGGTAGGCTTGTGCCAGCCGCCCGTTGAGTTGCCCGCGCCCGTAGTGCTGCAGCAAATCCTCCTCATTGGCGGCAGACAACCCCTGCGTAATGGCCCAGGCCGTGTGCAGCGACGGGTCGTTGAGCGCCCGCTGCATGTAGTTCTTGGCTTGCCATACGCCAAAGCGCAGAAACAGAGGCAAAATCATCTGTCCCGGAAGGGAGTTCATGACTGTATCGCCCATCATAGACGACTTCTCCACACCGTAGTTGGCGTGCTGCCCCAGCATTGCCGCTTGTTCTGGTGACAACCCCATGTGCTTGCGGGCGACCTTCCATGTGTACAGGCGGCGGCTTTGTTCAGCCATTGCCATCATGACGGCAGCGGTCGTGCGAGCAAGTTCGCTGTTGAACTCCTCTAGCCATTTGGAAGGCATGGGTACTGGCCAGTCGGATTCCTTCTTGGCCTTTTGCCACGCCCTGAGTCCGCCTGCCTTGAGTTCTGGGTACAACTTGACGCCCGCCTTGAGCGCAAGCAAGGCCTCTGTCACGAATTCCATGCGGCTTACAGGGTCCGGCTGCCGAATGGCTTGGTTGGCAATCGACGCAGCGATTCGGCTGACAGGGCCTTGCAGGGCTGACGGCAGTTGGGCCAGTTCAGCGACAACGGCGTCTGGCTCGACCTGTCCGTTTTCAATCGCTTCTAGCATGTCCGGCGATACGGTTGGAGTTTCGCCGCGCCGCCGAGCGTTTGTGTAACTCTCGATTTCGGACTGGCCCTCGTGCCGGTATGCCCGCCCTTTGCCATGCGTCGGGCTCAGTCCGGTCACGGCATAAATGTAGCCGTGGTCCTGCACAAAGTTCCGCAACGGGTAGATGTTGAGGTTGTAGACCGTGTGCATAAGGCGCCAAAACTGTGTGATTGGACCAGCCTTTTGCATAGCGGCCTTGGTCAAACCAAGCTGACGGGCAACCTGCGGGTGGACGTACTTGTCGGCCAACTTGCCGTAGACGAAGTTGTACGGGTCACTGCTGGCGGCTTCTTTCTTGCCAGCCACCTTCTTGTCGCCGGTGTATGCCCAGCCGGGACGCGGCTTGTCGCTGACCATGCCAGCCGCAGCCAGTTCGTCGTGCCAAAGCGACATCTTGTGCAGCAACTGCGTCGTGTCGATCATCTGCTTGGCAGTGCCAGCAAGCGCGTCGTTGAGGTCAAACTTGCCGTTGGTGATGGCGTCCATCAGCCGGTTGTCGCTTTCCTCGCGACCCAGCATGCGCTTGAAGCGCCCAGTCTGCTTGGTGCCAAACGAGCCAACCGCGGACGGCAGCATGTCTAGCAAGCCGAACTTCTTTTGCAACTGCTCTTGTGCGTCCAGTGCATCGGTAAAAGCGCGGGACAAGTAGCGGTCGTAGTTGCGAGCAATGACAACCGGGTCGACGCCCAAGTTGTCCGCCATTTCCAGCGACGCCTTGTTGATGGCGTCCACATACTTGCGGCGAGTCGGGCTGCTGTTGGACCAGTTGGCCAACGCTTGGATGTGCGCTGGTGCTGACGGGTTGGCTTGCAACCGCGACATGGGCTGGCTACGCAGGGCTGCTGCCACGCGCATACGCCCGTCCGGCGTGCTGGCAACGTCGTCTACCAGCTTGGTGAAGATGGCTGCGGTGTAGTCCCGCTGTAACTGCCCAAGCTCCGGGTTGTCGACGTTGAACACCTTGCGCCCTGCGGCAGCATCGGCGTCGCGCACAGCTTTCATGGCAGCAACGTAGCCGTCGCGTTGGCGGACCTCGCTACCCGGCACCCACTTGTAGCCACCAGCAGGCATTGACCAGGCTTGGTCAGCAGCCGCCAGGAACACGGGGTCTTGCATCTGCTGTTGAACAACCGCCGCCAGCTTCTGCGCCTGCACCTGCCGGTCAGCCATGGCCAGACCTTGCAACTGCATGTTGGTCGCCTCAAGTGCGGACACAGGATTTTGCATCTGCCCGCGTTGGGTAGCCCGCACGCCCTCGAACATGACGTAGGGGACCATTTGCTGCGCCAGCGTCTGGTCGATACCCGCGTCCACAAGCGTCTGGCCAAGGGCTTGCGCCTGCTGTCTGGCATCCCCGTCCAGCGACACAGGAGCGTTGTAGACGGCCTCTGTATCGGCAAGCCTACCCTCTACCGCACCGAACTTCTCTGCGGCGTTTGCAGCGGCAAATGCGGGGTCTGATAGCTCTGCGTCCAAGTCGCGCAGTACGTTGTACCGCTGCACCACGTTCTGGATGCCCTTGGCGGCTGGCGACACGTTGTTGGCCGCACGGACTGCTGCCGCTTGTGCCCGCTGCGCCTTGAGCGAGTCGTTAGGCACCACGTCGAACATGAGACGCTGCCAAGACGGCTGCAGGTTGACCTCTGCCGCTTGGACAGTCTCGGCCAACTTCTTGCCCCACGGCGATGTGGCGTTGGTGGCCAACTTGGTGTTGGCGATTTTGGTCATTGGCTCAAACAGAGTCTCGCCAAAGCGGTTGACGCTTACAGGGTCGCCACGCACGGTCTGCACGGGTTCGTTGTTGCGGACAAGCGGGTCGCCGCCGATGGTCGCCGCTGCCCGCGTGATGCCCATGGGGACGCCCATAGACGCCAACGGGTACTTCTTGAAGTTGTCGTACCCTTCGTCCCACGATTTCCAAAAGTCTCCTGTCTCAGCATAGGTCTGTGCCGCGCTGAACATAGCGGGGTTCATGCCAAAGCCAAAGCCAAGCGCGAACTCCTTGGCAATCGGCAAAGCGTCGCCGGCTGCCTTGGCTGACTGGTACTCACCACGGCGTTGCTGTGCAGCTACGGCCTTGGCCGCAGTCTTGCCAATCAGCCAGTCGGCTACTTCGTCTGCACCGGCACGTTGGGCCAAGCCGGCAATGTCACCAACTGCGCCGCCAGCGACTCGCCCGCCGATACGGCTACCAAGCACGGCAAGCTCGATAGGTGCGGCAACCTTGCTGGCGACCATGCCCACAGCGTCGGCCATGACGTTTGTGCCGAACTGCAGGATGCTTTGCGGTCCCATGTCCTCTACGGCGCGAAGCTCCGGCGACTGTCCGCGGGTACGGCGGGCTTCGTCCAGGGCAGCGGCTCCTCTGGCGCCTAGCAGGGCCGGGCCTGCAGCTACGGCGTCACCGGACAGTGCGCCGCGTACCCAGTCCAGCGTTGCCGGCGTGTCGCTCTCCGGTTCCATGAGGGGCTTGGGTGCGGACACGGGTTCGGGCGTAAGGCTATCGGCTGGCTCGGTCATGTTGACCAAAGCCATAAGCTCTGCCTGCTCCTTGGGGTCTGTGATTGGCCGCGCCAAGTGCTACTCCTCTTCCATCGACCCGTCGGTGTAGATGGTGACTGTCTTGCCGTTTCGCTGGACCTTGGCCCGCACCTTCTTGCCGCCGCCTTCCATCATGCCGGTAGCCATGTCGCGGAAGTCCTGCTGTCTGGCAGCACGTTCGGCAGTGACCTTGGCATCTTCCAGCAAGGTATCCTTGGGCGGACGCAAGGACGGGTCGCTGCCAAGCGCCCGCAGTGCCGCAATCTCCTTGGCTGTCTGCGCCCGCAGTGTCGCGGTTTCGCTTTGACCTTCGCCCTTGGCGGTGATGTTCTCTTTCTCGTACACCCGCTTGTTGGCGGCTGGCTTGTAGGCATCCGGCGTCAAGCCGACGCCTTGAAGTTCCGCAAGGGCTCTGCGCCCAGAGACTCCAAGTCGCTCAAGACGTGACGCGAGGATCTTTAGTCTCCCCTGGTTGGCAGTAGCCTGTCGTTCGTCGGCAGGCGGAGCGCCGCTGGCAATCTTGATGTACTCATCCATGGTCTTTGCCACGGGACCGACGCCACCTGCCCGCTTCTTGGGCGCGTACTTCTGCTGTAGCTTGAGCTTGTACTCCAGCATGTCCTTTTGCTGCAGCAACTCCTTGTCCTGCAACTTGCCGCGCTGCTCATAGTCGCGCCGCTGCAACTCACCGCGTTGGGCAAACTCCGCGCCACGCGCATCCGAAGCCGCCCAGTTATGGATAGGCTCGGTCGTGTTCTCGCGGAACTTGGGCATGGCCGCGGCAACGGGTAGCAGCGCCTCGGTCGCAACCGGACGACTTTCCCGCTGGCGTTCCATCTGCTGTTCAAGCGCCCATGCTTGCATCGGCTTTACGGTGGCCATTTAGTACTCCAAAATTGGGATGCCGGCTTCTTGCAGCTTGGCGGCGAGGCGGTCCCAGTCGTCGCCCCAACTGTCGTCCAGCGCCTTTGCCAGCCACTCGCGACCGTCTGCGCGGTTGTAGATTTCCTTGAGTTGGGCGTTGGACAAGCCCTCAACGAAGGCAACGCCAGCTTCCTCATCCTGCATGGCAAACGTATCTTGCGTCCAGTACTTCTTGATCTTGTCTAGCACCTGTCCGCTTGTCAGTTTGGCGTAGGGGCTATTGTTCTTGGCGGTGCCTTCGCCAATGAGTTGCACCAATGAACCAGGGTCCGCATTGGCGCCAAACTGCGTCAGCGCCTCCTTGGCCATGGTATTGAAGGCGGCGTCGTCAAACTCCATGCCAAGTGACGCAGCAAGCTGCACGAGGTCCATCTTGGTCTTGTTCAGCGTGTCCGCATACTGCATCTCGCGACCGTAGGCGTCCTGTTGCGCTTGGTTCTGCAACTGCCCGCGCTGCGCCTCATACGAGGTCATCGTGTCAAGGTTGGCACGGTCGGACGCAATCTGTCCCAAGTTGCTGCCGCGTCCGGCAAGCGCGTCCCGCAGCATCTGCGACCGGCTGTTGCCTGCGATTTGGTTCTGCAACGCAAGTCGCGTGTTGGCGTCCCAAGCACCGCCTTCGTCGTAGAAGGACCGCATCTTGTCAATCTCGCCACGGGGATCCCAAGCCGCTTGAGTTGTCGGCTGGTCCGTTGTCACCGGAGGCGGTGTCGCGGCAGGGTACTGCTCGGTCGTCTGCTGCGGGCTGTTTGGCAACGGCTTGCCGAAGTTGGGCGTCGGCTGGTCTGCCTTGAACGCAACCGGACCTTGCTGCATGTTCAGTTGCATCGGACCTTGCTGCATCTGCCGCGCTGGCAACATGGTCCCCGTGGCTTGCGCCTGCGGTGTCATGAACTGCTGGCTGGGGATGCTCAGGTAACTGGCAACACCCGGCGACATTGGCTGTGCCGTGGTCTTGAACTGTGCGCCTTGGACTGCGCCGCCGTTGATGGTGCCGTTTGCCGCGCCACCGCCACCTGCTGCCGGCTTGAGGCTTGCCATAGGCGGCTGGTTGCCAACGCCCTCGAACGGCTGTTGCTGCCGCTGTGCGGGCAATAGACCGCCTGCCGCAGACATGCCGCCGCTGGACGGCATACCCGCTTCTTTGGTCCGGTTGTTGTCGATGCCGCGCCGATTGGGCTGCAGGTCCATGGTGCCTCCTATGAGCGCAGGTATGATTTGATAGCCAGTTGCCCGCCGCACTCGGTCACGTTGTACGCGCCACCGGAGTCGGTAACGGTGACTTTCCAGCGTACCCAATCGCCGTCAGTGAGCAAGACGATGGGGCTGGCGGTGCGGACAAACAAGCCAGCGTCTGCCGCAACGTCGTCAGTGCCAGCAACCGTGTTGGTGCTGTCGAACGTGATGGCTGCAGTCAGGATGCTGGTCCATGCGTTGGCAAAGACCGGACGCCCGCCGCTGCCGCTGGGGGTTGCTTTCTCCAGGTCAAACACAACCGTGTCGCCGGCAGCCAAGCCGCCCGCTGGACCGCGGAACCAAGCGTCGGCGCCCGTGGTGATGTTGGTTGGCGACTGCCCCAACTGCACCCGCATGTACCCGAAGTACCGCGTCGTACCCGGCGCCACGGCAGAGGCAATCGTATCGGACGCCTCCATGTCGTAGCTGGTCGTCTGGTACGGCTGCAGCAGGTTGTTGACCGGGATGGCACGGCAGAAGTCTGCAATCGCTTGGAAGTTCTGCATGACCTTGCTGGACCGCAAGGCATCGCCGGGATTGATGAAGTTGAGCTTGGGTCCGAGCGCCATAGTCCACCTACCGCACGTTGATGATGGCCGCTGGGCCGTTTGCTGCTTGGCTGGTCAGGTCAATGGCGCGGTAGTCCAGCGAGTACGCACCCGCCGCCGCAGACCACATGATACCGCAAGCAATGCCGTATGTCGCGCCGTCTGCAAAGTACACGTCAGACCCCAAGGCAGGGCGGCTGCCGTCAAACCGACAAGCCTGCACAGAGCAGTAGTCGCCCGTGACGCGCACGGCTTGGTCGGCGTCCACGTCCACAAACAGCCGGTGCAGCAACGCTCGATTGGCGCTGACTGTCAGGAAGGCCGTAACAACGCCGCTGGCTGCCCGCTGGACGCACGCAAAGCCTTCAAGCACCGCGTAGTCCGCCGTGACCGATAGCGAGGCTCCTGCGTCAAATTCAAGCGTCGCGCCGTAGCCCATGATTGTGACGCGCTTGGACACGGCAATCGACCGGCGCAAGAAGTAGGTGCCGGGAAGTAGCAGCACCCGGTCGCCGTCACGGCAAGCGGACAGGGCTGCGGAGATGTCGTCCCCTGGCGTCAGCACAACCCCGGCCACGTCGCGAAACACCTGCAGCGACTGCGCCCACGCTTGCAGGCACAGGTCGGTGTCCTTGCTGCCGCTACGCATAGGCGCCTTGACCGATGCAAGCCCGGTACCGCGAGTGGAAGTGCGCTGCATGGGCATGGCTACTTCCTTTGGCCAGTCATTGGCTCAAGGTCAATAGACCAGCCAAGTAGCTCCAGGCTGTTGCTGCCGTTGCCAGACTGCCCGCCGTCATCCCAGCAGCCGGTGCATTTGGTGAACAGCATGACGCGATACCACTGCGACGCCCGCTGGCTGAGGTTGACGCGCTTGTTGAAGAACGTGTCTGGCATCCACCGCTTGAAAGCTGGATTGTTGGGCGTGGGCGTAAGCAGCGTATCCCACCAAGCGCCAAACGCAACGTCGTCAGTCGCATCGTCTTGCCAGAAGTAGGTCAGGTCTTGGCGGATAAAAGCGTCTGGCCACGGCTGAACAACGCCGTCGCCGCTGGCAACCGTGCCGCTGGGCGTAATGTCTTGCAGTTCTGCACTCGACACAGTGCAGTCCAGCACGTCAAAGTGCGCGTTTTCAGACATGCACCAGATGCCGATTGTCTCGGTCTTGGCAAAGTTGCCGTCGTCCATGCAGGGGGTGGTCGCATTGCGCGACGCCCGCAGCTTGAGTTGCAGCCACTTGTTGCGCTTGTAGTCGTCTTGCTCCAAGTAGAACGGCGCCGACTGTAGCAGCGCAACAAAGGTCGACCGCCCGACAATGGGGCTTGTGCCGGACCATGTGAGCTTGTTGTCGGTGTCGCCGTTGAGCGCGGCAATGCAGTGGTGGTATGGGTATGGGAACGCCTGTGACCCGCCAATTTGCCCTTGCGGGTACTCGTTGTAAAAGCCTTGGCTGAACAGCAAGCCGGGTTCGTTGGGCGATACCATGAGTGTGCAGTGACCGGACGTGGCAGACCCGCGGTAAACGCTGCCAGCCGGGGTGCCAGCCGGGGTGTAGTACACGTCCGTGCCAGAGATTTGCTGCGTCCAGTCCACCGTTGTTGGTTCGCTGCCGTAGATCCACCAGACCTTGCGTGACGGCGACCAGCACAGGATGGCGTTGTTGTACTCAGGCACGGGCGACGCAGCCATTGCCAAGGCGTAGTACCCGCCTCGCGCTACCCATACGGCACAAGCAAGGCTGGACGCTGAACGGTCAAACCGGAAGAAGCGAGACGAGTCCCTGGTAATGTTGGAGTTCAAGCCGTTGGTGTTCAGCGGCTGTTGCCAAACAACCGTCCAGCCTTGGTTGAACAAGTCCTGTAGTTGGTTGGCGACCATAGCCGGCAGACCGCTGCCGTCCCACGCATACACGCCGTCGTCGCCCAGCCACAGCAGCAAGCCGTCGTCGGACTGCGCCAATGTTCGGTGAGACACGCAACCAATGTAAGTGGACAGGGGCTGAATGGTCGCTTGGCTGGCTTGTGCAGCCGGACCGTCCACGACAAAGCACTCCGACGATGTGAGAACCGCCATGCGCCCATAGTGCGACGCAATGCCTGTCACAGGCATCTGAGTGCCGATGTTGTAGATGCCCTGCACAGAAAAGCAGTTGGGCAGCAACGGGTCGCTGACAAGCATCGTGTAGGGCGTGAGCAGCAAGGACGTGGCACTTGGTCCCAGCCGGAAGCCGCCCTGCTTGCTGTAATCCAGCACGGTCACAATGCCGTCGCCGTTCGTGTCGATAGGTGCATCCACGTCAACCGAGGTGTCGCTGGCAAAGCCCGACAGCACAAGAGACTGCTGGTGTGCAGCAACGATGCTGGCGCCTTGGATGTAGCCCAGCAGGTAGGTGTCCACGCCGACTTGCTGCGGGTTGTGGAACGCTTCTACCGGCGCTGGCCGCATGTTGACCAGGGGATTCCACTGCCACAGCAGACCGCCGTTGGCGAAGTACACCGTGTCGTACAGGCGGGCAAAGGTGTACGGCGTGTTGCGCGATTCGGTGTCCGTGTCAGACAGCAGCAGCCGTTCGTAGACCGTCCGCCCTTGCGTGTCGTAGACCTTGACCTGCACGCCGCTGGGAAACAGCACGCCAAGCGACGCCAGATACCGCAGCGACAGGGAGATGATGAAGTCCTCGCCGTCCGGTCCTGACCACAAGAAGCTGCCAAGCGGGTCTGACTCCTTGACCGCGGCATAGGTGTAGGTCGCGACTTCGTAAGAGAAGCCGTCTGGTGACATAGGGTCCGCGACTTCGTTGTAGGAGTCTGGCGCCCGCAGGATGTTCCAGCCAGCCCGGGGAATAGCTGTACCGCCCGACAAGTCGAAGTTCAGCACGCCGTCGAAGTCCAGCGACTGCTGCTCGACAATCTGCGAGGTCATGCCTTGGATGCGGGGAGCCACGTTGGTCTGCATGGCTACCGCCCGATGTTGTTGCCCATGATGGTCTGCGGGGTCATGTTCTGCAGGCTGGATGCCAGCACCTGCTTCATGGTGTCCACGCGGCTGCGGTAGATGCCGGCAAGCCCGTCGTCTTGGTCGCCTACCGAGGCTTTGGCTTTGACGGCGGCAAGCAAGGGGACCAGTTCGTCGAACATGGCAATGTTGTTGGCTACGGTCCAGCCGCTACCCGTAGCATCTCCGGCTGCCAGCAGATTGCTGTTGTCGGTCGTTGGCTGGCGCAATCCTGGGATGTACCAAACCCACAACCACGTCACCTGCTGCGGGTGCGGGTACAGGTACAGCAGCGTGTTGTTGGTTGCCTTCCACGTTAGCGGACGACTGTTGTTGATGCCAAGCGAGGCGTTGTCCTGCACATTGCCAATCGAGTACAGGTCGGTGATGCGCGTCACGGGCGGGATAGGCGACGTTGCCGTGCCGGGTGCGCCTGAGAAGTTGGTGTTGGTTGACGCGACGTACTTGGCGTTGGCCGTAGCGACGCCCAAGATGCGCGTGAAGTAGCCGTTCTTGAGCGACGCACTGTAGTTCAACGGTGCAGAAGCAAAGTCGATGGCACCCGTCTGAGCGGGAATTTCAATTTGGCTGAACGCAACAAAGCTATCGGGAGACTGCGCGATAAGCTGGTGAAACACGTCGATGTTGGACAGCTTGATAAGCGTGTCCAGTTGAGCGTCGGTCCAGTGCGCTGCCTTGGGTTCGTTGATGTACAGTCGGACAAGTGCCCGCGCTTCTCCCAGAGTCATGTGTCACCTCTAGGAAAGCGATACGGTCGCGCCCTTGACGCCTGTGGACTTGCGGTAGTCGTCTGCCCACCGTGTCGGGTCCAGCTTGTCCAGCGCCTTGTCTGTGCTGTCCTGCTTGGCTTTGGCGCGGGCTGCCTTGTCTTGGTCAATCCACTGCTTCAAACCGTCTGACAGCGCCGCACCGCGGGACTCGACAAGCCGGTCGTACAACCGAGGGGCATCGTCGCTGGACATGCAGGTGTCCACCACATGGGCAAAGCCGCCGCTGGTCAGGGCAAAGGCTTTCATCTTGTGGTCTTGCAGGTCGTAGGCGATTTCTACTTCTGGAAAGTCGTGGCGGATCAACTCGTACCAATACAGCGGGAAGCCGTAGTGACACGCCATCCGGTATCGGTCGTCTTGAAAGAGACGCTGCTTGGCTTGCTCCCGGCTCATGCAGGCTCCTACGGAAAGGTCATTGCAGTCACGCTGGCTTGGCTGTCGATCGCGGTGTTGCTGCTGTCGGCGGCGGGCACCCAGACCAGTTCACAGAGCAAGTCCAGCGCGTCGGTGTCGGGGTTGAGCACCTGCACGCCAAGAACGGTCTTGGTCTTGCTGATGTTGCCCATGCCATGCTGGGTGTTTGGAACGTACTGCGCCGCCGTGACCGGCAACGCCTGTGCGGTAATGACAACCTGCCCGCCCATAAGCAATGACGTGAGCGACAGGCATGAAATCGTCGCGTTGGCACCTAGCGGCGTCGACACATTCATGACGTTGAGCGCCAGCACCCGCTTGCTGCCGGAGCAGACAATCGCAAAGTCCTCTTGTGCAGCAGCCGTAGTGATGCGGAACGAGTGACGCTCCACGCCGCTGCGGTAGCCCCACTGAATGTCGCTTGGCAGAAGCGGGTTGGGTGCTGGCATGACGCCTCCTTACAGAATCGGTGCGCCGTTGACGTTGAGAATGTAGTCAACGTACTGGCCGGCGTCGCTGGAAAGCGGCGTGCTGTACAGGACCAGCACTTGGAACTTGAGCGTATCGCTGCCCGCGTTGGTCACGGTCAGCACCAGCGGCTCAGTCTCGCAGTCCACCAGGTTGTTGTCTGGTGCCACTCCGGGGCTGGAAGCCTGCACTCCAGCGGCAACGTCGATTTCCACGGCCTGCGTCAGCGACGTCGTCCCATCAGGCGCGAACAACTCGGCTGTAACGCCAGTGAACGAGGACTGGTCCACCAGCGGGACAATGGCCATGGCCACAATGCGGAACTTGCCGAACAGCGGGATGTAGACATCGCCGGTGGCCGCATTGTCCACGGTCTGGCTGTAACGGTGAACACCGAGGACGGAGCCACGGGCTACGCTGTGAGAGACGATAGGCATGGTGTCCTCGATAGGTGAAGTTCGGGGGTAGCAGGCGGCGGTAGCTGGAGCAAACTACCGCCGCCTGCAAGTGGGCATCGCTTACAGCGACGGGTTGGTGATGCTGCAGCCGTAGTAGACACCGTGGGCGTTCAGCAGGTCAAAGCCGAACTGGCAGCGGTGGGTGTACACAGCCTCGAACGCATCCTCGCCGGGGATTTGGCGCAGGTGGTTGCCAAAGGTAGCGCCGCCCGACTCCCAAGCCGGCTCGCTGAGGTTGAGCCAACGCAGGTTCTGCGGGTCCAAGAAGAACGCCATGCCGTAGGGCATTTCCGGCTCGCAGATCAGGTCGACCTTCTGCTGGCTGGCAAACTCGACGCTGGTGAAGCCGCCTTGGATCTTCCACGGGGTCAACCGCACGTCGGCCTTGGTCACTTCCATGAACAAGTTGCGGAGCGTCTCGTCCATGAGCGCAATCGACGGGGTGCCCATGTGCGCCGCCCGAATCTTGGCAAGCAAGCTGTGCCAGTCGGACTCGACAAACGTGCCGCTGGACTGCACCTTGGCAGTGCCGTAGGCACGGATGTTGTTGGGGGTCAACTCGACGTTTTGGAACGTCAGGTTGCCGCCAGAGTCGGTCTGGTTCAGCAAGATGCCAAAGCCGTTCAGGGCCTTGCCGTAGTTGTTGACCGAAGCCGACGCGCCGCTGCACGGGACCAGCCAGTCGCCGTTGGCGGGGTTGCCGGTGGACGAGATGACGGTCACGGTCAAGGTGGAGTTGGCCGCGTCGATAGCGGTCACCTGCACATAGCCGTCGGGGGTGAACGTCGCACCGGACACGCCGCCGTAGGCAAGGAAGTCGTTGATGCGGAAGTTCTTGCTGTACCAGTTCGAACCCAAGTCGGCGTTGGCGTAACCCAGCGGCTGGTCAACCGCAAAGGTCCACGTCGAACCGGACACGTTGGTCGCCGTGGCGCACCGGCCAAGCACGCCATTGGTCGACACGGTGCCCAAGGTGCCGCTGGTCAGCGTCCGCACCGGCGAACCGAGCATCTGCTGGTTGATCTGGCGAGCGTGGTTCTCGACCAGGTTCTGCAGCAGCAGCTTGAGTTCGGACTCAATGGCCGCTTCACCGCGGTCGCCCTTGTGAACCAAGTCGCCCGACACGCGAAGCACAGAGGCCATGCGGGTCGTGTAGACTTCGGCCTGCGGCATGATGGGCTTGACGCCCTGCGGCAGCGTACCACCTTCGCTGTAGTTGGTGGTCGTACCGCCGGCGCGACCGGTCATGATCGGCCACAAGAACTTCAGACCGTCGCTCTTGGTCTTCTTGGCCTTGACGGCGTTGAGCGTGACCGACTGCTCTTTGATGGCCTTGTACAGGTCACCGTATTTGATCTTGAGCAGTGAGTCGAAGGCGTTAGCGCCTGTGGTAACAATCGTCGCCATGGTTCCCTCTGTGTGCGGCAGCAGCCGCGGTCTTGCTGACTACTTGCGGTCCCAGTAGCTCTTGTATGGACCAAGGCTCTGAGGTTGCTGCACACGCGGAGCGCCATTTGCGCCCGCCGTGTTCTGTGGCTGTCTGGCAGCCGTGGTTGGGCGGGCCCTCAGCCCGTCGTACAGCTTCATGCGCTTCTGGACGGCAGCCACGGCTTCACCGTAGGCATCGACGTGGTACTCGGTGTTGTACCGTTCGCTGGACAGCCGGCGCCACTGCGAGTCAAACAGGGCGGCAACGGTGTCCTTGGCCTCGTCGACCTGCGGCGAGTTGGGGAAGCCCTTGAACAGGTACTCGACGCCCTTGGTGACGTTGCCGTCGCGCCAGTTGGACATCTCCTCCCACTGCTTCTGCTGCTTGGCAGACTCCAGTTGGGCTTGCCGCTCTTGCTCGGCCTGCGTCAGCTTGCCCTCGAACTTGGCCAGCCGTTGCTCCAGCTTCTGGTTTTTGATTTCCAGTTGCTTGAAGTAGAAGTCGGGGTCGTTCGGGTCCAGTGCTTCCAGCGGGTCGGGCTCCAACTGTTGGGCGGGCGCGTTGCCCTGGGCCAACTGCTGCAGCACCTGCATAAACTGCTGGTTCTGCTGCTGCATCTGCAACTGCATGGCTTGCAGCGCAAGCTGGGTCTGTTGGGCGACGGCTTCTACAGCCGCGGCAACTTCGCTCTTGGGCTTGGCGGGCGCGGCGGCAACGGGGTCCACGTCAGACACGTCGCCGGACTCGGCCACGGGGGCAAGAATGTCGCCGTCCTCTTGGGCGGGCGCTTCCATTGCTTCGCCGTCCCAGCCAACAAGCTCATAGGCTTCTCCGCCAAACGAGTCGTCGCTGTCGACCGATAGTTCCATGCCTGTGTCAGATGCGTCAGCCATGCTGTCTCCTACGCTGCTCTGCCGTTGATGATTGCCAGCGCCTGCTCATCGCGAGGACTTACCGGCGCGGCGTTTGGGATCAAAGACCCGTCGCCGGTCTGATTGTCCTGAAAACTCGCAGTATCTGTCAAGCCCTGTTCCGATTGTCCCTCTGGTGGAACAGCGCCGCCCATGCCAAGTGCCATCTGCAGGAACATCTTGTGCTGCATCATGTGGTTGTTGATGCGCTGCTGGGCAGCTACGTCGTCGTATGCCTTTTGCTGTTTGATTTCAGACAGGTGCTGTTCAAGGTGGGCCGCATGGTCCTCCCATTCCTGCGCCTGAATGTCTTGGATGTACAGCAGTTGGTTCTCGTTCCGCGCCCGCTCAACGTCAAGGTTCTTGGACCCGATGGCTTCGTCCACGTCGCCAAACTCCATGAGCTTGAGCGCCTTGGCTTGGTCAATCAGCCCGCCTTGGTACAGCGCCAGAATCTCCTCGCGACGCGCCTGCCGGTTCAGCGGCAAGGTGCTGTCAATGGACATCTCGACATCGCGGTAGGTGATGTTGGCCGCGTCGAACTCTTGAATGTCGCCCATGGCGTTCGGGTCGCCCACGGCGTACTTCAACGGCAGCGTCGCATTGTCGCGCCAGTTGTTCAGCACCTTCATGGCAATGCGCTTGAGAAAGGCGTGCAAGCACTGCAAGGTGATGCCGAGCTTGGTGTTATCTTCCTCTGCCGCGTACAGCCGGTCTTTGCCGCTTGTGGCCGCAGACTGGTCGCCAAGCGCCGACATGCCGATGCCCGTGGTCAGGGACATGCTATCGGCAAGCAACTGGCTAAACTGGAAGATTTGCGGGGAGATGGGCTCTTGCCGCACAAACTCCGGCTGACGTGCGTTGTCGTTGTAGCCAAGGATCTCGCCTGCTTTGCCGGTAGGCGTGTCCATCTGAGCGCCGCGGGCAGCAAGCCAAGTGCCGAACAGGTTGCGGTTGCGGCCCTCGCAGATGAGCGTGATGTTGGTGTTCAACTGCCGCTGCGGCTGGCGGGCAAACGACATCGGCGTGCTGCCGTAGAAGTTGTCGGGGTCCGGCATGAACTCCGCGTACTCGAACGGCAGGACTTCGCCTCGCAGCGGTTCGTCGACAACCAGGTTGTCAGCGATGACCATCCAGTGCGCGCCCTTGGGGTACTCCTCGCAGGGTAGATGCCACATTTCCCGCACGGCACACAGCCGGTTGTCTTGCAGGCGCTGCGGGTTCATCCAGTAGTCGGGGCTGACAACTGCCGTGTTGGACGTTGGCCAGTCGGGTGAGACTTCAATGCCGTACTTCTCGTGGATCTCAGAGATGCCCAACGGGTAGACGCGACCGCACCACTTGGCGTCTTGCCACCTATTGGCGCCGGGGTCTACGCGCATCTCGAAGTTGGACACAAACCGCGTCACAACGTCGCCGCTGCGGACCTGCTTGGACTCGGGCTCGCCTTCCAACTCAGAGGCGTCGGCCACAACGTCAACCAACTCGCCGGCATCTGGATCCCAATCACAGTACCACCACCCGCCGCCGCACATGGTCATGTCGGTCACGAGGTAGATGTACTCTTGCTGCAACTGCTTGGAACGCCAGAAGTATTTGAGCAGGTGCTCGCAGGCTCTGGCGGTTGCGCGGTCGTCGGACGTGGACGTGGCCGGCGTGACAACCGGAATCGGCTGCTGGGCAATGAGCTTGGAGATAATCGTGCGGACGTGTGCTTGGTAGACGTTGATGGTGATAAGCCGGTTGCGCCGGTCGTTGTCGTTGTTGGCGGTGCGGACCAGATTGCCGCGGGCAACACCGTCTGCTTCCAGCCACTGCTCTCCGCCGTTGAACAGCTTGTTTGCCAGCCAGTCGTAGGAAATAAGCGCCATGCCGTTTTCGGCACGCTCGAAAGCGTCCTTGACGATTTCCTCTGGCGTCATTTCGTCGCGGTCATCGTAGGGCATTGGTCATCCTAGTAGATCGGCTTGGACATCATCGGGCGACCGCGGTAGTTCCACTTGGACGGGTTGGTTTCCTCGTTCATGACATCGGTTGGTATGGGCGAGGTGGTCATCATGGACGATGCCATGGGCTTGAGCGTGGTGGTAACAGGCTCTTTGCCGCCGGGCTTGGTCTGCACCTCGTCGTAGTTCTTCTTGTCTTTGTAGTAGTTTTGCAACCCCACCATGCCAAGACCAAGACCGGAACCGACGCGCTGTTCTTGCTGTTCGCCGCCGCCAAACAGACCGGCTGCCATACCGCCAAAGCCTGCGCCGGCCTCTGCGCCGGAAATAGCTGCTTGCGGATTGCCTGCGACAATACCGGGTACAGCGCCGAGTGCAGCGCCGCCGACAGTTGCCGCGGAGTTGATGAAGTCCCGCGATGCGTTGTGAGGAGGGGGCTTGTAGGCTCGAAACATGGGGCCTCCTATCGGACCTGCGACTGCAGTTCCATACGCTGGTTGGGGTCAAAGTCTGGACGCCGTGGACCGCCGCCGCGCTCGAAGTAGCCCATGAGGGGCGCCGATGTGCGACTGGCCCACTGCTGCAACTGCTCCGGTGCAAAGCCGGTCTTGGACACGATGCGCTTGTACTGGGCGCGATCTTGTTCGTCGTTCATGTCCAGCACAACGTCGCCGCCGCCTGCGTTGACGAAGTGCATCTTGTTGCCGCGGTAGTCCATGACGGGGACGAACTGCAGTTCCTCGCCGCGTTGGGTGGCTTGGATAGCGGCAGCGCGGGCTTGCTCGCGTAGGGCAACCAAGTCACGCGCATAGGCGTCGCCTGTGTCTGCGGCTTGCAGCATGTCAATCCAGTAACCGGGGCCTGCACCGCCGCCTTGCTGGCCGCCTTGCGACTGCTGCACGGGCTGGCCCTGACCTTGCTGCATGGCGCTGGCTACGGCTTGTGTCGCACTGCCGGACTGCTGCACTGGCACGCCGCGCTTCTTGTCGCGACCGCTGGCACGGATAGGCTCTGGAGGCAACTGCGGGTCGCCCAAGCCACGGAACGCCTCCATGCCGGCACCTACTGCGTCCTTGAGGTACGGAGCGCCTGCGGCGATGCCAGCGCCCATGAGCGTCGGGTACGGCGGGGCTTCGGCGGACGGGGCTGCAGCGGGGGCTTGCGGGTCACGGGCGGACAACATGCCGGCACCTGCAGCCAATGCGCCGCTACCCAGCATCGCGCCGCCGACCTTCTTGGCCATGCCGCTGAAGTCGGGACCGTACTTGATGTTGGCAAACTGGTCGCCAAAGCCGGCAAAGGGGTCTTTGGGAATGGCTGGGCTGCCGGGCATGGGCATGGGGCCAGATTCGCCGGGCCGCATACCTGTCGGACGCGGAAAACCCAATCCGCCTCCTTGTCCAACTGGAGCGCCGCCTGTTGTGGCAAGACCGCTTCCGCCTCTGTTTGCAAGCCCTGTTCCGCCGCGGGATAGCGGGTCGATGACAGCGCCGGGTCGAGCGAACGGATTGTTTCCGGGCGGCAGAATCTCTGGACTCCGCGGCAACGGGTCGATGATGCGACCGGGACCGCGGTTGAAGATCGACGGGTCAGGGGGCAGGACTTCGGCTGTCGGGCGGGGCAGACCGCGACCTACAGGACCGCGACCCATAGCAGGCAAGCGGGCGCCCATAGCCATGCCCGAAGGACCGCCGCCGCCGCCGATCATGCCCAACGCCATCTGTGCGATGTCGTACTCGCGCTTGGTAATCGGTGGACCGAAGCCAAACGGGTCTTCGTACAGCGGTTGGCCGTTCTTGTCGACGCCGGCAATGCGTGGCTCTTTGGGGCGAATGGCTTCAAGCAGGCTGTCAGTCGCAGTGCCAAAGGACTTGCCGACTTCGCCCAACTTCTGACCTGCACGCTGGCGCATCTCGGGACCGGTTGCCGAACGCTGTGCATCGCGCAATAGACCGAAACTTTCGTTCTTGGGCATACTAGCCTCCGCGGGACAGCAAAATGTCGTTGAGGTCTTGGGCTGCCTTGGCTTGTTCGACGCGCTCGACTGCGGGCTGGTAGCCGACTGCGGCAGCAACGGCTGTAGGCGCAGACGCGGCAAGCATCATTCTTACAAGGTGACGCTCTGCGGCAAGGTCCGACTGCACCTTGGTCATGGCGTAGTCGAGGTCCAGCAGCCGTGTTCCGCGTGCGTCGTACTGCTCTTTGTGCGCCTGCTTCTGCCGCTGCGCTTCCCGCTTGATAAGCTGTGCGTACAAGATGGCATGTACCGTAGTCACGGCAAGCAAGGCGCAAACAGCGGACAGTACAAGGACGGCAGTTTGCATGAAACACCCGCCCGCATTGTGCAGGGCACGGGACAATGCTGCGACAATCGGCTGGACTTTGCAAGCACAAGGACAATCTACAAGAAATCCAGCACCGAACCGGACTGGCGAGGGGCTGTCGGGACCGCAGACACGGGCGGCAAGTGCGTCGGGTGCGTTATCCCTGGGGACTGCCAATCGGCAACGGCAGGCTCCGAACGCAGGAAGTCCAGCGGTCGCTGTGTCGTTTGCTGCTGCAGTCGCTCCTGGTCGGGCAACTGTCCGGCTACCCAGCACAGAATGGCCGTCATCATCGCCGCGTCGTCTTTGGCGCCTTTGACTGCCCTCGCCGTGACGCAGTTGATGTCGGTCCAACAAAAGGTCGACATCTGGCCGTAGACAGGCTCCCAGCCGCAGACCAGTTGCTTCTGCCTGCACGCCGTCCGCAACGCCGCAATCATCGCCGGCTTGGTGGCCGAAGTCGTCTGCACGCCGATCTTGGTTTCCAGCGCGTGCTCGACCGCATTGAGCTTTTGCCGCAGCCACATGTTGTAGATGCCAATCCCACGACAGGCTTGAATAAACGCCACGCCGGGACCGTTGGCTTCGGGTGCCATCATCGGCTTGCCGTAGTAGGTCCACATCTCCTTGGCCTTGTCGGCAGCTTCCGAAGGGTCACACCAGCCAGCAAAGCCCGCGACCATGTGCAACTTGCCGCCGTACAGTTTGGCCACGCCGATGACCGTCATGTCGCCGTCTGTACCGCCTTGGCCGATGTCTGCAGCCATGAGGTACTGCGCCTGCGGATCGTAGTCGGACAGCTTCTCAAACCAGCCGCCGACGCACTCCTGCCACCTGCCGTCGACCATCACCCCGCGCTTCCACCGGTCGCGCTCCAGCATGACCTGCTTGCCCATCTCTTGCAGTTGCTCGCCGGACAGCACGGTCTGGCCCGAAGTCAAGAAGCAAGTCTCGTCGTCGTCGGGGAACTCGGTCTTGATGCCCGAGATGTTGAGGTTGAACTTGTCCCGCAGCTTGCGACACCACCAGACATACTGCTGCGGCGACAGGCCGAACCGTCGCACTCGCTCCTCAACGTCCGGCACAAGGCCGTACTCGCGCTCTGCCGCCGCTGCCGCATTGGTGCCCAAGGCGCCCGACAGGTAGTTGCGGACAACCTCGCACTGCATGTCTGTCAACCCCGTGCTGTGCCCGTCCAGTTCGTGCCACGGCACAAAGACGGGGGCATAGCCGGTCTTGCCCAACTTGGCATTGAGGTACAGGTTGTGGAACGCATCGCCTCGTCCCCGAGGGGTCGACTCGATAAAGACGCCGTTGCCCTTCTCCAGTTCGACCGACTGCAGGCAAGCGGTCATTGTGGTCTGGACATCGTACCAGTACGGGATTTCCGTGAGGTGCAGGACCTGGTATGTCTCCGACCGACAGACGTTGGCCGCCGTGGCCTTGGTGCCCGCCGAGTAGAAGTCAACCATGCTCCCGTTGGACAACTGCAGCCGGTTGTTGTTGTCCACGGTGATGGACAGCCCCAACAGCCGGCAAGCGGACTGCATGATCATCCGGTACTTGTCCCTAAAACTGGGGGCAAACCGCTTGTCGTGCAGCACAACCGCTGCCTTGTACGAAGGCGTGCGGACCATGAGCCACGAGATAAGGACGGTGATAAGGGTCGAACAGCCCCACTGCCGTGCCTTGGCAACTACGGCTTGCATCGGCTTGCCGGCTGCCAACTGGGCGATGATGGTGGCTGCCAACCGCCGCTGCGCCCTGTTCCACCTGAACCGCTCCTTGGGGCCGGACTTGGGCTGGATGACGGCAACGCGGGTGCAGAAGATTTGGAAGTTCTTGCGGGCTGCTGCACGGAACTCGGCAAGCCCTTCCTCCGTGCGGAGGTCGAAGTCCTGCTTGCCCGCAGACAGTTGCTTGCGGACGGCGTTCTCGTGCTGGGGCAAGACCTGCGGCGTCAACGGGTCGCGGTTGGTCACAGCCACCTTGTAGGCAGTCACGGGGTCTGTGCGCCGACGCTCCGCCTGAGAAGCCTGCACGCGGGACACAGGCCCCTTCTTCTTCTTGGGTTTACCCGGCACCGCCTTCTTGCCGCCGTCTGTTCCCCGCTCGATTGCCTTGGTCATTGTCCGCCTCCGCCGTGCGCCCGGCAAGGACAGCTTACTCTATGTCCGGGAATCCGTCGTCAAAGCCGCCGTCGTCGACAAGCCGGTTGCCGGACGCCTTGCCTGCACGCCCCTTGGACTTGGCGAGTTGGTCGATCTTGCCGGCGACAGCAACACGGATTTTGAACCACTCGCGGGCGTCTTCGGAGGCTGCACCCATCTCGCGGTAGACAGCGGTGGCTTCTTCGTAGAGGTCGGGAAGGAGGGGTTTGGTCATTGGCCACGCAAGGAACGGATGCTGTTGAGGACAGAGGCTGCAGCGACAAGGCAGTCAAGCGACCTGCCGGGGTCGTTGGATGCGCGGTTGTGGTCTGCCAGCGACACCATCTCTTGGTAGAGAAACGATAGCTTTTCCTCAACGTCGATGGGTTTGCGGGGCTGGATGACCTTGACGACAGGTGCGCCGCATCGGCAGGCCGTTTGCCGAAAGCCGTTGCCGATGTCGTACAGTTGGGCGCCGCAGACGGTACAGTTGCCGGACGGTGCGTAGCGCGTCTCGTTGGTTTCTTCAAACTTACTGCAGATGTCGTTGATCTGCTGCACTAGCTCGGCGTATGTCATGTTGCTCCATGAGTCATGTTTGCTGTTGTAGGACGCGGCGTTTCCGCTCCAGCCCAGCAGTCAGCCTGACTATACAACAAGACACAGCCCTTGCCAACACCGTTCCCAAACGCCCTCTTGATCTTTGCATTTATTTGTGGCAAAGGGGGAGCGACTAGCGAACACCGCAGGTGTCAGCCGACGGCGCGACGGATAGCTTTCGAAGCGTCTAGGGGTCCGGGGCTAACCGGACGTATTCGTGAACCCACGCCGGCAGTAAAGCCCTGTGGTCCTGCAGCTAAAACTAACACCGTCTATTCAAGTACCTAGCATCCAGCGTCAGCCGCCACGCCTGTACCCGCGTCAGGTGGTTGTCTGCCCGACACATCTTGCAGCCCCAAGCAAACGGTCCTATCGCCGGAACATGCTGCGCCGTTGTCAGGTCGACAAACCGCACCCACCTGCAGCGCCAGCACTGTACCTCTATGACTGCTTCTGCACGCCTCATTGGGACACCGCAGAGACTGCACCGGGTAAGGCAACTACCGCTCGACTGCAATCGCAGATCGGGCAGCCGTCTGCTGGGACAATTGACCTCTGGCCGGCGAAGTACGACCACAGACTGCAGGCTAGAACAAGGACGCCTGCAAGGACTCCCCAACGGTAGTCGCGGTAGTCGGTTTGGGTTTGCATTGACGGCTCCGAAAGTAGGTGGGGAAATTTTTTGGATGGGGTGTGGGTAGTATAAGAGTAACACCCGCGCCGGAACACCCTCCCTTATACCCGGCCCCTACGCGCACGCCCGAGCACGCACGCGCCTGGCCGCCCGCACGCACGCACGCCTGGGCACGGTCTACACGCACACACTGCGCCTGCGCGAGCATTGTCTGGCAGCAGAGCGATGGGTCGGCTGTAGGGATTCCGCCAGCCATGCCAGCCATGCCAGGCAGCAGACAGCCACTCCGCCAGGTGCTGTCGTTTGAACCCTGACCTACCCCTGCCTGAGACCGTTCGCGCGCCTTGTAGGGCATCCTGCTGCGTCGGGTTTGGCTGTCTCTGCAGACCTTGCAGCCCTGACAACGGCTGTGCAAACGTGATCGGTAAGCCTATCGTCAAACTATCTTGCACCCTATGTCAGATTCTTGTTGACAGCGTTGTGGGGCAGTCATACCTTGATGTTGTCGCCAATGACGGTGACACACTGACAAGCGAGGCAGCACATGGTCTACAACCACATCTTCAACACTCACCTGAATGCCAACAACACGGTCGACAAGATCGCTATTGACGAGAACGGAATCATCTTCTGCGTCTGTGACAGCGTTCGCACTGACGGAACCGACCACAAAGACGGTTGGGAGCATGTAGTTGAGGTCTACGCTAACCACGTTGGACGGCCATACAGCGACATTCTCGCCATGATTGAGCCTTGTTTCTGAAACACAACCCACAACCTGCAACGCACTGAGGCACAAACCATGCTCATCCGAACCAAGCTCAACAAGAAAAACAGCACCGTGACAGCCAGCCCCGTTGGGCGCTTTGCTGTCATTGAGACCACCACCACGACAATCAGCACCAACTACTCTGCGATCAAACCGATGCACCGCTGTGCAGCTCGTCAAGCAGCGCATCGTGATGCTGTGCAGGCGTGGGTGAATGAGCGCAACACCGACCTGATCGTGCACATCGCTCAAGCTGGGCCGGCGGTTTGCTATTGGATCGTTGGGCACAAAGCACTTCCACTTGAGCCGATCGGCATCTGATCAGGTCGAAACCGTCTCCGGACGGTCTGCCTGTAGCGCAGGCACTGACGAGACCACAACCCAATCCACAACTTAGGAGCAACCTCACCATGACAAAGACCGCTTTCCGCACCGCTTGGATTGACGGCCTCAAAGCCTTCCCATGGGCGTCTGACCCAACCAAGCTGGCAAACTTCACCGCCTCTATCGACCGCACCATGGCAGGTGGACAGACCTGCCTGATTGACGGTCCTGCCTGCGTTGCCGCTTGGAAGTCCATTGGTTGCAAGGGCAAGCCGACCTACAAGGGCATCCATGCGCTGCCGGGGTGAGTGGTTTTGCAGTCCAGGTTGTGCCAAGTGGGGCCTCCAAACCCCACCTAGGCTGCCGAACTGTCCAACCTCCTGCACCTTGCGCCCCTTCCTGCCTTCCCCGCTTGTCGACATTGGTACGCCCAGGTGTCAAGAGCGGTTATCTAACACAAGTCTAGGGTAGCAGTAGGGATACTAGGGATTCGCCATGCCAGGAGCGGATTCCGGCAAAGCAGCGTGATCCTGCGAAAGTCGCGTGATCACATTCCGCCCTGCCTAGACAGCCAAACTTGCAACACACTGTTCTTGCTTGGCTAACTTTCTCACCTGACCCTACTTGACAGCATAGGCTGGCGTTTGTTAGGGTTCACCTGCCGCGATACTGCGGCCTACCGGAGCAACAGACCATGGCCACCACCTACAAACTGACCGCAGGCACCTACCACGTTGACGAGCCAAGCTGCGATCTGCTCGCTGCTGCTTTCACTGCCACAGACTGGCATGGCGGCCTAGGCTGCCCCTTGTACAAGTTGCAGTGCGGCGAGTGGTCGCACATGACCTACAGCGACTATTCCGAGGCACTGAGCGAGCTGCAGCGTTGTGTACCGCTTTGCCAGCCCGATGATGAGGATGGGTTCTTGGCGCTGGTGTCAGCCATTGAAGCGGTTGAAGACGTGGTTTGTGGCTGGCCCGGTTCGCGTGAGCCAAACGAGACAGCGCACTACAGCGCGTATTGAGCCCGAAACACCCGCAAGGGTGTCTGCAGGTATCGCCTGCACTGACGATGGGCAGTTACCCGACACAATAGGAGCAGCACATGGCCATCTACAACCGCACCAAAGCAGACAGCCGCAAGCAGGAGACAGCCGACCTGACAGCCGAGATTGCCGCAATCGACGCAGGCGTCTGGCCCCGCGACATCGACGACGCAATGCGCTGGGGCGCTGGTCAGTCCTTTGCCAGCCACGCCGACAAGGCGGCCTATGCACGCCGGCTGTGCGTTGACATCGTGGACTACCTTCAAGCGATTCCGGCTCGCATTGCATCGGGTGAGCTGGGCAACGGTTGGCAAGCCTAGCCTACAAACAGGCCGAAACAGCCCACTGCGGCTGTAGCAGCGTGATGCGCTGCCTGAAGATGGCCTTCAGCACCTTCTACCCTTGGAGCACCCTATGTCCTACACAACCTGGCGCAATGAGTTCCTGACCACCTTGGCCGACCATGCAGATACCGCGCTTGCCCTGCTGCGGTATGCCACGTCTGCCCACCGCTTGAGCGAACTGCAATGCAGCGGCGGATACCCGTTCGAGTACGACGGTGCCCCGCAAAAGAAGCTGCTCGCCTGCAAGTCTTGCGAGTCCCGCACCTTTGCGCGTGCATTGTCCCGCGCCGGCATCTGTCCCGCCTGCCGCATCGACAAGTTGGCCGTCAAGGCCGCGCAGTCCGCTGGCATGACCTTGGAACTGCAAGGCGACCCTCGCGGCGCTCCGTTCTATGTCCACATGCCCGACGGTCGCAAGTACGCGGTTCCCGCTCGCCCGTCCACCAATCGCTGGTAACAACCTCCACCGGTGGGGAGCGCATACCTATCACGCTCAAAGGCACAACATGACCATCGTTACCCTCCCACAAGCCCACCCCCTGCACCTGATTGACTACCGCCAGCGTGCCGGTATTACCGCCGAGGTTGCCGCACAACGGGCGAGAGTCGGCATAACCACCCTCAGGCACGCCGAGCGCGGTTCCCTGGCTCTGATGGGCGGCAGGCTGCACGCAATCGCCCGTGTGTACGGCGTCAAACCGGCTGTCCTGGTCTGTGCGCCAGAGGACGACAAGCGCCTGACCGCAGAGCTTGAGAAGTACAAGGCCGAGTGCCCGCCGCATCGGGCTCGCATCACGATCCAGCAGTGGCGCGAGGATTGCGCGGCGTAGACCTTCCCGACAACCCAACCCCAACGCAAAAGCCCGCAGCCTAACCCGCTGCGGGCTTTTGTGTTTTTGACAATCGTACACCCCCTGCAAAATAGTTAGGTAGACAGCTTGACTTGTGGTCAGACTGTCCTGCATACTCCTTATGTCAGCAGGCAATGACGCCAAACGCTGACGGGAGACACCACCATGACCAGCCAGACCATCATCTGCAACAATGCCAACGACATTGACGCCGCCATCAACCTGTCGATCGCAGAAAACCGCATCGTCCACATTGAGATTCCGGACGGCAACGACGCTGACGGCGCACGGTATCGCTTGTCCCACAGCAGTGACGACGCCTGCGACGAAAATGATGGATCGCGCTCATTCTGGGGCGACCTGACCGGCGACGGCGACAACTGGCGCGTGACTGTCGTTGCCTAACCACCCGACCCGAGCAAGTCGCAAAACTGCTCGCTGCCGGTAGACCCAAGCCCGCGCCTTGCGGGTTTGGCTTTGACGACAGGAGACACAATGCAACCCGACCCGAAACGACTGAGAGCCGCCCGCGAGGCTGCCAACCTGACGCAAGCGCAAGCCGCTGCCGACCTGTCTTGCAGCCTGCGGACCGTAGGCCGCTGGGAGGCTGGCACGACCCAGCCGAGCGAGCGCGACTTGCGGGCCATTGCGGCTGTCTACGGCTGCCAAACTTCTGACCTGTGCGAGGTGACCAATGCGTAAGTACCAGGACTACCACCTGCGGGACACCTGCCGCGGCTGTTGGCGCCAGAAGTGCGACTGCCAGCAAGCCGAACAGACCCGCCTTGTGGTCTGGACCATCTGCGCCATCGTCGCGTTTGTCGTCGGCGCCTTGTCCATTGCCGGCACTGTCGGCTGGTTCGGAGGCTAACCATGGCAAAGAGCAACCCGCACGGGCTGGCGTATGACCGCTACTTGAGCCCGCCCGACGACGACGAACCGCCGGAGTGCGAGCCCTGCGGCGGCATGGGTCGCCAGTGGGACCCGCTGTCCTACGGCTACTTTGACTGCCCGACCTGTGGCGGGTCTGGCTACCGCAACACCGAACCCGACGCAGACGTTGGACTGGACTGGATGCCGTGAACAACTGGACCATAACCGACAAAACCGGGCCCGTCTGGTCCGTAGCCTGTCACTGCGGCTACCGGACGACCTTTGCCGCCGCGTTGATGACCCGCCCGCCCAGGTGCAAGCGGTGCGGGTCGACGGCTGCAAAGCCTGTAGACAAGCCTGTGGACAAAGCGGCAAGCCAGCCAGTGGCCGATGCTTTCTTCAAGGTCTTTGGCATGGTGCCGGTGGCTGAGCCGGTTGCAAAGCCGGTGCCGGAGGCTAAGCCGCCAAAGCCAAGCCGCTACCG